TTCCAAGAAGCAGTAGAACTTGGAGAAGCATTTGTTGCATCTTGATACTGATAAATAATTATACCCAAAGACAGTTGATGAACCGTCACATGACCCCGCCTAAACAGCGGGGTTCTTTTGTATAATAGGTTCATACGCAACAGACCTATGACCGTTCGCCACGAAATCAAGTCCCAACTTGCTAAACTCCTTGCCACTGAGGACCTGGTGGTTGAGCACAAGAAGGTGGAGACTGCCTGCTTTAATGTCCACACTCGTGTGCTGACTCTTCCTATGTGGGAGAAGGCAAGCAGCACCGTCTATGATCTCCTGGTGGGTCATGAAGTGGGACATGCTCTCTATACTCCCGATGAGGATTGGTTGAAGGAGCACAAGATCCCTCCACAGTTTGTGAATGTGGTTGAGGACGTTCGTATCGAAAAACTGATGAAGCGTCGGTATGCGGGTCTCTCCAAGACCTTCTACAAAGGGTATGGAGAGCTTGCTGAGCAAGATTTCTTCCAACTTGAAGATGAAGATATTACTACCTATAATCTTGCCGATAAGGTTAATCTTTATTACAAGATTGGAAACTTTGTAGATGTTCCTTTTGAGGATGATGAGAAAGAACTTGTCACCTTGATTGGAGAGACTGAAACTTTTGTTGATGTTCTTGCTGCTGCTTGGAAGCTCTATAGGTTTTGTAAGCAGAAGCAGGAAGAAGAAATGAAGACTCCCATGGATGATTTGGAGTCTCAGACTTCTGGTTCTAATCAAGGTGCTTCTGATTTTTCTGATCAACCTGAGGGTGAGAATGATCAGCAGGAGCAGCCTGGTGAAACCGATTCTTATGGTGGCACTGCTGAGCAGGAGCAGCAACCTACTTCTGCTGGTGGTGAAACCAATGAGGAACCAGAGGTTAAAACTATGGAGTCGCTTGAGGAAGCACTCAAGCAACTCGTTGAGAATGGTGGTCCTGAGAATGTTTATCTTGAGTTGCCAAAACTTGATTTGAAAAAAATCATTGTTCCTAATGCTGAAATTCATGATAAGTGTAAAGAATACTGGGGTTCTTGGATCGAAGAACAGGAGCACACCCATGAGGAAATCTTTGGTGAAGTTGATAAGAAGTTTGTAGAGTTCAAACGTTCGGCACAGAAAGAAGTCAATTATCTTGTGAAAGAGTTTGAGTGCCGTAAGGCAGCAGACTCCTATGCTCGTGCTACTACTGCTCGCACTGGTGTGCTGGACTGCACCAAACTTCACACCTACAAATACAATGAAGACCTCTTCAAGAAAGTCACTACCCTTGCTGACGGTAAGAATCACGGTCTGGTGTTTATCCTTGACTGGTCTGGTTCTATGAGTGATGTGATGCTCGATACCGTCAAGCAACTCTTTAACCTTGTTTGGTTCTGTAAGAAGGTTGCTATTCCTTTTGAGGTTTATGCTTTCACCAGTGACTATCCTCTAGTTTCCTATGATGAGAATGGTAAAGCAAATATTCGTGAACTTGCCTATACCAAAAAGGATGGTTTGGTTCAGGTTGGTGAGTGGTTCTCTCTCATGAATATGCTCACTAGCAAGACTAATGGTAAAACTTTGGAAGAACAGATGAAGAATCTGTTCCGTCTTGCCCATGCCTTCCGTTGGAACACTTTCACTCGTTATCAAATTCCTTATGGTATGAGTCTTTCTGGAACCCCCTTGAATGAAACTCTTGTTTCTCTCCATCAAATTCTTCCCAATTTCCAAAAGGAGAACAAACTCCAGAAAGTTCAGTGTGTAATCTTGACTGATGGTGAAGCAGCAATGCCCAAGTATCACCGTGAAGTTCAGCGCCGCTGGGAGGATGAACCTTTTATGGGCACCAATTACATTGGACCTAATTCTTTCCTCCGTGATCGTAAGACTGGTATGTCCTACTCTCTTGATTGTGAGTGGTATGAATTCACTGATATTCTTCTTCGCAACCTCCGCGATAACTTCAAGGATATCAACTTCATTGGTATCCGTGTGCTTGAGTCCCGTGATGCTGGTGGTTTCATTCGCCGCTACTGTGGATACTTCGGTCCTGAGCACGAGAAGACCATGAGTATCTGGAGGAAAGAAAGGGCATTCACTATCAAGAAGTCTGGATATCATTCCTACTTTGGTATTTCTGCTAATGCCCTTTCTCAGGATGCTGACTTTGAGGTTGCTGAAGATGCTACTAAGACTCAAATCAAATCTGCTTTTGCCAAGAGTCTCAAGTCTAAGAAAATGAATAAAAAAATCCTTGGAGAGTTTGTGGAGCTTGTTGCCTAATAAATAATTAAAAATTTTTTATAACGATGTCTAGATTTTTAGATCGTATTGCTGGAAGACCCCTAACAGGAACCACTCCAGAACCTACACCTGCTCCTAAACCCGCACCAAAACCAGCACCTGCTCCTAAACCAGAACCTAAATTTGAACCTGTCGTTGAAGAAAGTGTTGAAGAAAAAGGATGGGGCGAAGGTTGAGGTCCAATTTAAAAACCGCACACTGGGGGTTTTGAAACCCCCTTTTTTCGTATATAATAACTTCAGTTGAAAAACAAATCCCAAACAAATGACCATCTCTGCTGACTACATCATTACTTCTCTTCAGGCAGTTTACGGTGAGTCCGTTACTTCTGCTGATATTCGTGGATGGTGTGCTATGAATGGTTCTAACTACCAGACCGTTACTAAGAAACTTGAGCAATATAAAACTGGTCGTGGTAAGTGGAATCTTACTGTTCGGGAACAAATGGAGCAAACCTATCAGGCTCCTGCTGCAATTGTTCCCGTTCAGGAACAACAAAATCTTATCCCCGAAAAAGATGATACCTTCGTCCGCTTTGGTAACTTTGGCGATATTCGCAAAATTATTCAATCTCGTCTTTTCTATCCTACGTTCATTACGGGTCTTTCTGGCAACGGTAAAACGTTCTCTGTTGAGCAAGCTTGTGCCCAACTTGGACGCGAACTGATCCGTGTAAATATTACTATTGAGACTGATGAAGATGACCTTATCGGTGGTTTTAGGCTTGTTGATGGGAACACCGCATGGCATAACGGTCCCGTCATCGAAGCACTCGAACGTGGAGCAGTCCTTCTCCTTGATGAGATTGACCTGGCTTCCAATAAGATCCTCTGCCTTCAGTCCATTCTAGAAGGTAAGGGTGTCTTCCTCAAGAAGATTGGTCGTTGGGTGAAACCTGCTGCTGGTTTCAATGTTATTGCCACTGCCAACACCAAAGGTAAGGGTAGTGATGATGGACGCTTCATCGGCACCAATGTGCTTAATGAGGCATTCCTTGAGCGTTTCCCTGTGACCTTTGAGCAGGAGTATCCGACTCCTAAGACTGAGCAGAAGATCCTTGAGGGTATTTCTTCTTCTCTGGGTGTTAGTGATTCTGATTTCTGCAAGCGTCTGACTGACTGGGCTGACATCATCCGTAAGACCTTCTATGATGGTGGTATTGAAGAAATCATTTCCACTCGCCGTCTGGTACATATCATTCGTGCCTATTCTATCTTCCAAGACAAAGCAAAAGCAATTCAAGTCTGTGTAAACCGATTTGATGATGAAACCAAACAAGCATTCCTTGAACTCTATGACAAAGTTGACGCCGACTTCCAACTCCCTGTGGAACCAGTACAAGAAGGTACTGTGGGAAACGTTTCCTGACTTCGAGAACATTTGTGACTGGGCAGACTGGGAGGACAACGGCACCTCCCTCTCCGCCAAGATATATAACAATAAATATGTTCTCAAGTCCAGGGAAGTTGAGATTTGGGATGGAAAGTCTTGCATATATAACAACATCATCTATCCAAAGACGGGTGAGAATCTACCCTGCTTCGGGATGGATTTGATGGGTTTCTTTGATAAGAAGGTTATTATTGTATTTGACTTCCAACACCCAGTGGAAAACTATTTGTTCTCTCATCCAGATCTCCCAAAGGCAGATGGTTCATTCAGATTCTTTGAACCTGGTAATCACTTCTCCGAGAATGTATTTGTTCGCAAATGCACGATGGATCAGGTCAATGATTATCTTGATGACTTCCGTGCCTATTTACAAGCATACAAAGAAATGCTAGAATCAAAGAAACCTAGTGGGTTTGCTGTTTCTTCTACTTACGGGGATTTCGACAAATATATGAAACGCCTGGATCCTGTAAGTGGATATCTTTCCAGCAAGTTTGGAAAAGAAAAAGCAGAATCACTTGTAAATGATTTCCTTTTCTGCTATGGTTAATTCCTGGTCTTTACTTTATGATGAACTAAAAATGGATGAATATCCGTACTCCGTTAATGACGGAATGACTCCTTGGGGTCACAGTGACTACGAATTCTTAATTCAAAACAAAATGACTGAAAAAACTGATCGACGTTACAAGTACAGCGAATCACGAATCATCAAAGAATTGGAAGAATATATTTCCGCAACATACAATCAACATTACTCTTCTGGTGATGATAAAATTCAAACGCTGGACCTGATTGAAGCATGTGGTGACGGAGAAGCATTCTGCCGTTCTAATATTCTCAAGTATGCCTCTCGTTATGATAAGAAAGGCACTGCCCGCCGTGATATTATGAAGATTCTGCATTATGCTGTACTTCTGATGCACTTCAACGATAAGAATGCACAACGCGAAACTTACAATCAATGAATAACATGAAACTCTCTGATAATACCCTGACTATTCTTAAGAACTTTGCAGGTATCAACAACTCTATCCTCGTGAAAGAGGGTAACCGTCTTCGTACTATTTCTGTCGCTAAGAACATTCTGGCAGAGGCAGATATCAAAGAAGAGTTTCCTCGTGATTTTGCCATCTATGATCTTAATCAGTTTCTAAATGGTTTGAGTCTTCACCAGGATCCTGATCTTGACTTCAATGAAGCATCTTATCTGAGTATCAAAGAAGGTAAGCGTCGTGTGAAGTATTTCTTTGCCGATCCTAATGTTATTATTTCTCCCCCTGAGAAAGACATTCAACTTCCTTCTCAAGATGTTTGTTTCCAATTGGACAGTGCATCTCTGGAGAAACTGGTGAAAGCAGCAGCAGTGTATCAACTACCTGATCTCTCTGCAGTTGGTGAAGCAGGTGTCATCAAACTGGTGGTTCGTGATAAGAAGAATGATACTTCTAATGAGTATGCTATTGTTGTTGGTGAAACCGATCAGGAATTTACTTTCAATTTCAAAGTAGAAAACATCAAGATTATTCCTGGTGCATATGATGTTGTTGTTTCTTCTAAACTGCTTTCTCAATTCACTAACACTCGTTACAACCTCAAGTATTACATTGCTCTGGAACCTGATTCCACCTTTGGATGATGAGGCACATTCTCTTTACCCTTAAGGGTTGTCCTTTTGGACTTTTGGATGATGAAGCGCATGTTCGCAATGTTCTTGTGAAGGCAGCAGAACTCTGTAAGAGTACCTTATTGGATCTTTCCTCCCACAAGTTTGATCCACAAGGTGTGACTTCTGTTGTTCTGCTCGCTGAGTCTCATATCAGTATTCACACTTGGCCAGAGGTTGGTATGGCAGTTTGTGACGTTTTTACATGTGGAGAACACACAGTTCCTCGTGCTGGTGTAACATACATGTATGAAGCAATGGATGCTAGAGACATTGTTTCCAACGAATTTGTGAGACCACTTGAATGAACGCAAATCAACTACGTGTCTTGGGAAGTATCTGTTTAATTATTGGATACTTTTTTATTCTTTATGTTTCTGTTTATTGGGGATGTTGGATCCGCCTATTTGGAAACGTAGCAATGCTTCCATTTGCTGTTAAGATTAAGACTTGGGATATCGTTGGTTTGGAAACATTTTTCTCTGCAATTGATGCCTCTAAAATTATTCAACTTTCGTTATGAAAAATTGGAAAGAACTTTATAATAATCTACCAAACGAAGAGTTAGACAAGATTGCCATTTTGCGTGTGATGGAATGTACTAATGGTATTATTCAGTATGCATTCCGAGATGGAGAAGATTATGCTTTATCCATCGATGACACTCGCCGTGCAATGAAGTTTAGCATGTCTTGTATGAAAAGAATGCAAATCCCTTTGAAGGAAGAAACAATTACCTTTGCTCCAGAAACTGAAGAACTCATGCGGCAAGCAAGAGATTATTATGTTCGTGGATATAAGCAGGGGGATGATGAAGCACTCCGTGAATTCAATTCAATTTCGGAAGCATCAGCGAAAGCTTGTGGTGTTGAACGTTTAGTCGCAGCAAAAAAACTTTTAGAAGAAAACGTTGACGATATCCCTCCCAACACCCTACAATGGGGGTTAGGATATCTCATGCAGTTCTTTCGATGAACATCTTTGTCACAAATCCATTCCCTGCTGAAAGTGCCATCTGTCTTCCTGACAAGCACATTGTCAAGATGCCGCTTGAGTGCTGCCAAATGCTTAGCATTATTGCTTCTCCCTGGTATCATGATTATGGGGTTCTTCCCAAGCAAGACGGCACTGCCTATAAGACAGCGAAGGGGGCATTTCGCAACCACCCATGCACCAAATGGGCGGCGGAAACGGTGGATAATGCCTATTGGCTTATCAAGTGGGGATTGAACTTGTGCCAAGAGTATAGTTTGCGCTATAATAAGACTCACTCTTGTGAGGGGACATTGACTCATGCATACTATCTTTTCCCTAAGGGTAAGTTGGATGAAGTAACTCCTTTCGCACGGGCAATGCCTGAGGAATACAAGTTTGATACTAGTATTTCTACTTTTGACGCATACAAGATGTATATTGCATCCAAACCTTGGGTGAAAGACAACTATCTTCGTATGCCCCAACGCAAACCTGATTGGGTTTAATTATGAAACTGATTGATAAAAAGGACTCTCGGTATTTTACTGAAACGTCCAATGAACCATACATTCGTCACCGATATAAGTTGGTGGATGCTCATGGTGATTTTGTAATTTTTGATAACTGGGAAGACACTCAGATGATGTGGTGGAATACTCCAGCGCAGTTTTTGTCTCACATTGAGGTTCTTGATAATGAGTGATTTTATTTGGGTTGAGAAATACCGCCCAAAGACTATTGATGAATGTATTCTCCCCGACTCTGCCAAGCAGATGTTTAAGGAGTTTCTAAATAAGGGCGAAATCCCCAATATGCTGTTAGCAGGTCCTCCTGGTATCGGCAAAACTACGGTTGCCAAAGCACTGTGCAATGAACTTGGAGCAGATGTATATGTCATCAATGGATCCGACGAGGGTAGATTCCTCGATACTGTCAGAAACAATGCGAAGAACTTCGCTTCGACCGTCTCGCTTACATCAGATTCTAAACACAAAGTCATCATCATTGATGAGGCAGATAACACGTCCAACGATGTACAACTCCTCCTACGGGCGTTTATTGAGGAGTTTGCTGGCAACTGCCGCTTCATCTTCACCTGTAACTACAAGAACAAGATCCTTGAACCCCTCCACAGTCGATGTGCCGTCATTGACTTCTCCATCAAAGGAAAGGAGCGACAGGGTATCGCAGCACAGTTCTTCAAGCGTATCCAAGAAATCTTGGATACAGAAGGTGTTGAATATGATAACAAGGTCCTGGTAGAACTGATTAATAAGCACTTCCCCGATTGGCGGCGAGTGCTGAATGAGTGTCAGCGTTATTCTGTAAGTGGGAAGATTGACTCTGGCATTCTTGCTACTTTCTCTGATGTTGCCGTAAATGAACTCGTTAAAAACCTTAAAGAAAAGAATTTCTCAGAAGTTCGGAAGTGGGTGGTTTCTAACATGGACAATGATACTACTGTCCTTATGCGTCGTATTTACGATGCTTGTTATACATCCCTTGAAAACAATAGTGTTCCTGCTGCTGTGCTTGTTA